CCTCTGTGCCAAGTCCGACGTAGGTGTCTACAAAACACCTGACATTACCGCCCTGCTTTCCGGGATCGAGGATCGTCGCCGGCGTTATGGCGTCGATTATCGTCTTATTAACCGCTTTTAACGTTGCCATGACTACTCCTTTTGTTTAATTGTTAGACTACAAAACATTTCAGCTTTCCAGGCAGGCAACCTCTACACATTTCGCCTCTTCCATCCTCGTCGCGCCGCTTGAAACAGACGCGTACGCTTGTGTCGCGTAGTGCTTGGTGGGTATAACGTCGAGCTTGGCAATCATCTCAGTACGCTTGGCTAAGAGCATACCCGACTTCGCCCATGCGAGGCAGGTTCTGGTCGTGCCGGAGATGGTAATGCGCTGTGTCCTGACGAACCTAAAACCCAAGAAGGTATTGATCCTGCCTTCGACTAAGGCATTTTGGGTGTTATAGTCCATCGACTTTACTTCTGTGATGTTCAGGAGGTCACTTACCTGTGAAGCCGCTAACGCGAAATATCTCTCCTCGTCAGGGTCTACATCAGCCGCATCAAGCAATTCCTTCGCCTGAATGAGCTTTGATAAGGTAAGACCCGCAGCGCCGACAGCGATCTGGTTGGCCGCTGTAAACGCAGTCGACGTCCCGCCCGCTTTTCCGGTATAGGCCGTGCCTGAGAATGCAGTGATTATCTTATCATCTAACTTGCGTCCGATAGCCCACGCGCCCGCCTGCATCAACCCTGATGTTGGGTCAATCAACATCGCGAGCTTGTCTTCCTTGTCTATCAGTTTCGCCCAGTAGGTATCGGTGAAGGATACGCGCCGTCTCTTGTAATCGTCGGCGGCATATTCAACGTCCACGTTGCGCGAGACTTTTTCCTTAGCCTCATCGCTGCCGTACTGGTCAAAGTACTCTTCCTCCCCGAACGCTCCGGTTTCGAGTTGCACGCAACTCGATAACCTCGAACCTTTCTGCTGTGAGAGCAGGTTCATCGTCGAGCCGAACTGCTTCACAAACGCAATTGTTATATTTGCCATTTGATACTCCTATGTTTTGGGTTGTCCGCTTTCTACTGTTGACTACACAGGGTATCCAAATGGGCCTGTCACCGCGTTTTTGAAGCGTCGCTCGTTTTAGGTACGGGGCTGTGTTCTTAGCTTATCCTTACCTATACTTGCGCGTGGCTTCTATGCTTCTACTTCCGGGTGGACGATTGACCGTAAACGCATTACTTCTTTAACGGCTTCGTCATGTCCGGGCGCTGACCTGTTAAAATACGGATGGTCTTTATTGTTTTCAATCTCGGTTATTTTCTGCTGGGCTTCTTTGGTTTCCGCATTAGTGACCGTTTCGCCCTTTATAAATCCATCTTCCGAGAACTTGCTTGCTATATTAGCGAGGGTCTTTAAGACAATGGGGTTATTCCCTAATTCGCCAAAAGCCTCTCTCGCGTTCGCTCCGCCGAACTTCTCGACAAGACGTTTGGCCTTGCTGGCGTTCGAGTCATAGTCAGCGCCCCATTCTGTCCGCAGGGCTGTCTCGGCTGCGTGTTTGTCGGAGAGCATCTTCTCATCGCGCTTGGTAAGGGAGCCGGATATCATCCCGAAGTATTCCTTGTAAAGACCGTCGGCTTGTTTTCCCGTAAGTCCGTGCCTGTGCGCCAGCGACTTAAAACCTGCCTCGACTTCAGGAGTTATTTTTAATTCGGGGTGAAGGTTTTCAACTGGTGATAGTTTATATCCTTCGGGCTTTTCGGGCCTGCCTATTGAGTTAAAGAATTTATCCCATTCCGCCTGTTCAGCCTTATCTCCGGGGATTATTGCTCCTTTAGCGCCGATTAACTTCTGAGCCTCACCGTAGCCCTTGAAAGCCTCGCCGATTGTCTGGTATTTCGCAATCGGGCTATCCTTGTAAAACTCCGGTATTGCCGTGTTCTCAAACTCCGCCATTTCAGGGGATCGCGTATCCGCTGCCGGGACGACCGTTTCCTCGGGCATTTACTCCTCCTTCTGTTTAACTGCGACTGCGCTTTGCAGCCGAGATTGTATTGAGAGCCAAAGCGCCCTCATACCCTCCTGCTTCTCATTTTCTGTAGGCTCAAAAACATAGGCCCGGTTCGCCAGGTCCTGCATAACTATTTCACCGTCCTCGGACTGGAAGACCCGGAGATACATCGCCTCGATATCGCTCTCACTCATTTTATCGAGCTTCATATTCCGGTCATTTATGTTTTTGAGATTCTCTATCATCTGCGCCTTCTCCATCCATCTCTGCGAATTACATAAAACTTGGCGATATCGGGCGAAGTTCCCGACGGAATAAACTTGTTATATTTACCGTTATTTATTTCTCCGTGAAGCGTTAAGATACTTTTACGCGTTTTCATTTATTCTCCGGCATCATGTTCTTTGCCGCCTCCGAACCTGTCTTGATTGTTTCCGCGCCCTGCTTCACCTGCTCGGCTTTCATCATCTGCGCCTGCGCTTCAGCCCGTTGTTTTCTTATGGCGGCAACCTCACCGTCTGATTTTATTATCTCCGGCGAGATGCCCCTTATCTTGGCTATCTGGTCAACGGCCTCATCGCCGTTTAATTTATCCAGCACGTTAGGAATAGCCGTTGCCACCATACCCACATCCTGCATGAAAGATTGCAGACTATATATTTCACTTTCCCTCTGCACCCTGGCTAACGGCGAAATATAAACAATATCAAAATCTTTCGCGCTATCCATTCCCGCTAATGCCATAGGCGGTAAGGGTAATTCTCCGGCATAAAATAAGATATCGAAAACCCTCATCACTATCGGGTCGAGCATCTCCTGAGTGAACCTGCCGACAACAGGACCCAGAAGAACCATATTCTCGCTTATGCGCCTCTGGACTTCCGGTATCGTCATCTGCTTGGTGATATTCGATATAGCCTGGAAGAGAGGCACAAAGAAGGCCTTCTCGATATTGAGCCTTGTATCCTGTATGAACTCCAGTGTCTGCTGCGGGTTCGAGCCGGTTGGAAAAGCCGTTATGGCGTCATTCGGCGTCTTCTCATCGCGGTAGTTGATCTTCCCTGGATTGGCGTTTAACGGGGCAATAAAGCCCCTTCTTGGCGCGATCAAGGCGGGGTCTGCCTGTTTCATCGTACTTCTCAAATGCGTCTTTACCATCGCGCTTACGAGTTTGGTATCCGGCAGGACATCCATCGCCGGAGAATAGCCGAAGACATCATCTGTATCCTTGTAAAACCTGCCTACCGCGTAAGGATTACTCAGGAACCCACCCTCGCTTATCAGGTGCTTCTTGGACTTCTCTATCCAGACGGAGCGGTAAGGCATATTGGCCGAGTCTTCTTTGGACGGGTCGCGTTCGTTTCTGGGGCCTACATAATGCAAGAACTTGAGTTGATCGTTGGGTTTCTTTTCGACGGTTTCAGTTACCGCCTCACCGGCTCCTTTGCCCCATAAATCAAAGGCCTGTTGGGCGGTCAAGGGGAAAGTCCGGTATATACGGTTGACTCTGCCCTGCGCGTCCTCCTCCATCTGTATCTGCTCAATAGGCACCTCAACGAAGCGTATCTTCTCGGATATATCTTCAAGGGTCAAGATAACGCCTGTGCCGAAACATCCCGCATTGAGGTAGAACTCCTGCATGGTCGTATCGAAGTTGGACGAGGCCAATGCGCCGAAGATGATATCCTCGACCTCCTTGAACCAGAGCTGGACTTCCTTATCTTTCATAATGTCTAAATTGCGTGTACGTAAGTTGAACCATTTCGAGGCCGGGTTGGTGAGATTTGAGTGAAAGCCGGCCGCCATTATCTTTAAGCCCCTGACCGCTGTCGAATCATAGAGATTGGTCATGTCGGTCTTCTGGCCTTTGGTCTTCTCCCTGGTTATGTAGGATTTTCTGGGCAGGTTCCATTCGGCCAGTTCCTGATGAGTGGATTTCCAGGTGGCGTTCTTGTCTTCAAGGTTCTGGCACCGCGTGACTAATTTCTCGATATATTCTTTTTTTTCCGGCATCTTACCCTCAAGTTATCCACAGGTTATCCACAGGAACTTTATTAAAGTTATACACAGGTTAACTCTTTTCTTTTCAGTTACTTATCTTACTTATCCACAGGTTATCCACAATCTTCTTTCTAATAAGGGCATATTCAGGCAAGTATAGTCTTTGCCCCTGTATCAACATCACTCCCAGAGATAATTGCTTTTATGGGCTGCTATTATCGTATAGCTAAACGTCAGGCATTACCACTTGCCTCTAAAGCCCTTTTATCGGCTTATGCCGAATCTGCCCTTAACTACTGGATCAGGTCTTATCTCTTTACTTTTAAATCTGTCGGTCGTTGATAACGGACAAGACCGAAAGAAGACCAATAAATTCACTCACCCAACAGTGTCTTTCCCGCACCCGCGCTAAGTGTCGGCCCTTCGGACGCCAGGATCGTCTTGCCTCCGGCCAGGGCCCTTATCCTCTTCTGTTTCTCGATCTCCGCTTTCGCTAAATCCTCCGCCTTTTTCGGAGTGGGGGCTGATAGTAAAGCAGGGAGAACAGGCGCGGGACCGACTCCCGGAGCTGAAGTTTCTCTTGCCCCTGCTTCACCTGCGGCTGATCCTGCCTGATATAGCCCATAGGCCGCGCCTCCTGTGGCCGCGGCGGTTGCTATTCCTGCCGCGGTTGCCGCGCCTAGTGTTACCGGGCCTGCTGTTCCCAAAGCGCTTAATACCGTTGCTCCTATTGCTGGAAGGATAGGCATATTAGGCTCCTGTTTTTATATAGTTTTTGATGTAGTGTTCTTCCAACAAGAAATACCCCTTATGAAGATATATCTTTCCCAAGTCGCAAAAGAGCGGCTTTGACCCGAGTATCATCACATTTATCCCGGCTTTTCCTACTTCTTCCTGAAGGGCGTCTATAAGGGCTAAACCGCCTTTGGCATCGCGCGCGTAGAAGGACATCTCCTGAAATACCTTCTCATCCGAGAAGTAGGTCTCTACGATGGAGCCCCAGATGAAACCTTCTATCTTTTCCTCTACCTCCAAAACCAAGCAGATGATGTTGGGGTTTAGTATATTTGCCCCCGTGAAATCCTTTATCCTCTTTTCGCTGACCTTGAGAAGATGTATATGTTCGGTCTTGTGGGCGAATTCAATGCCTAACTCGACGATCGCATCCACGTCGTGAGCTGCCGCCCTGCGTATCATAGGCCCTCGGACATCTGGTATTCGGCGGGTTGTTTATTTTCATCTTGGTATGCCCTCTGCTCGGGCCTGTATCCCTGTTCAAAGGCCCATTGGAGCATCTTATAGCAATCACCCCGGCCCGGGGAGCGGCCGAGGCGTTCCTTGATATTATCCTTATCCTCAAGCTGGATTAGACCCTGGTTATTGGTAAAGAACTCTTCCTCCGCTAGGTCCTCAATGAGTTCATAGTCCTTGTCGTCTATCGCGGCCCTGCCCTCAATGGCTCGTTTTCTGGTCACAAAAGCCGCTTCGGCGCGCTGGTTCTTGTATATCTTACGCCCGCATTCCTCGACTTCAGATGGCGCGCTGCCGTGGAATTTGACGATATTTATGCCCTTCGAATAAGTATCCTGCAAGCTCAT